CAGCAACTGGCGCACCAACATGATGTTTTCGGCGTCCGTGCTGTTGGGCATGCCGCGGCCCACGGCATCGGTGTAGTACACGCAGGAATCAAGCAGGATGGCCTGCAATGCGTCTGCCAGTTCCTTCGGGGTGTTGTCCGCTACCACACTGGCAAGCGGGGTCATGTCGTATTGTGTCTTCATGGCTCAGTCCTCCTTTACGTTAAGTTCCACAATATCTTGCGGCTCGAAGTCGAAAGCGGTCTGTCCGTAGTCGATGCCTTTCTTGCGGATGCGCCAGTCGGGGAAGGTGACGCCCTTGTTCTTGTTTTCCTTGGCAATGTCGATGACGGACTGGAGTACGGGGTTGCTCACACTGTTTCCGCTGAGCACGTCCTTCACGTGATGGATCGTCACGTTGTGCCGTTTCGCAATCTCTTTCAGGTTGGCCAGCGAGGTGTATCTGCGCAGGATAGCCTCCAGCTTGCGGAACCCGTCACGGTGTTTCGGAGCCGGAAGATTACGGGTGTTTACCAGCGTACCCACGTTGCGGCCGGTGAGGAACTTGATGAAGTGGTCGTAAACAATATCCTTACGCACCGGGTCAAGCCAAAGAGCGAAGTCAAGAGCTATGTGGAAGTCGGTACACCATGTACCCTGCTCTTTTGCATTACCTCCCTGCATTACGATGATTTGACCACCATAGGTCTTATCACGAGTGAAGCAAGAATCTTCATAACACTCACCGTTAGGAGAATCTTCCCAACGCCCCTGATTCCCGTTCCTCATTTTCGAGGAACGATATTGGAGGTACTCTTGTGTCGATTTCAATTTCAACCAGTCTTTAGGCAATTTCCCATACGGCTTAGCCATCTGGGTAAGGTTCACCATGCAGTTATTGATACCTTGGCGGGACACCGCCACTTCGTTTCCCTCGATGTTGAGGATTTCAATCAAATTCTTTTCGACAGTCATATTTCCAAAAGAATTGCGATAAAAGAAAAAGCCCCCGTAGGTGTGACTGTCACTACATACGGCGGGCGTAGGGAGTCGCCGGTTCTTTCGTTCCGGCCACCATAGGGGCTTATTCCAATATCTTGTTCAAAATAAAGTTCAATTTTATTTTGCCCTAAGATGATATGAGTAACAGTCGAAAGCAAAAGTACAACAAAAATCCCAATCACCAAATAAAAAGAGAAAAAAATGAATGTAACTGATGAACTTGCACAGAAAATAAAGCAAGTGATGGAAAACAAACTGCCGGAAGTGGTGGCCGAAGAAGCCGTCGAATACAGCCGTACCCGTTTTTCCGAGAAAGCCTTCGACGGCAAGCCCTGGAAGCCCGTCAGCCCCAAATACAAGCCCCGACGGGGCACGCTGATGGTGCGGAGCGGGGCATTGCTTAACAGCATCCGCGTGGCACGGGTCACTCCGCAGAAGGTCGTCATTTCGGCGGGAAACAGCAAGGTGCCTTATGCCCGGGTTCACAACGAAGGCTTCACAGGCAGCGTCGTCGTTCCCGCCCATGACCGCCGCACCAAGAAGGGGAAGACGGTACAGGTAAAGGCACACAAGCGGATGATGCGCATCCCCCAGCGTCAGTTCCTGGGAGCCTGCCCCGAGCTGGAACGCATCCTGAAACGGGAAGCGGAAGCCCTGTTCAAAAGCATCCTACCATAAACTCATTTTCAATTTTCAACTTTCAATTTTCCATTATGAAAAAGACTTATCTCGAAGACGTACTCGCCGCCCTGGCCGAAGTGAAGTCCCTCCGTTGGGTCGATGCCCAGGAAGGGCAGTTGGACTACTATACCGAAGACCGCCCGCCCGTGGCGTGGCCGTGCTGCCTGGTGGAGGTGGCCGTTACGTCGGCCCGTAACCTCAGTGCCATGGCGGTCGGCCCCCAGCGGTGCACACTGACCTGTACCTTGCAGATTGCTTTCAACGACTGCGCTTCCCTGAACAGCCGCACACCCGGTCAGGTGCGCGGCGTAGCCCTGCGACGCTTCGACGTGCTGCAGGAAGTGAAGGACGCATTGCACGGCCGGTGGTTCGACCATTTCCAGCAGCCCTACAGCCGCACCTCCTGCGTACCCGAACGGCGCGAAGACGGGCTGAAGGTGTATCGCATGACGTTCGAGGCAGTGGTGGTAGATTAAAATTTAAAGGAAGGGTATTTCCGCTGGAGCTGTCGCGCCGTAACGTGTCGGCGGCAAAGGTCGGTGTAATAGTCGGCCAGCTCTACCAGCGCATTCTGGATGGTACGTTCGTCCACAAAAAACTCGTTCTCCGAGAGGATGACCATCACGTCGTCCGTGCGGCGGCGCATGATTTCCTGCCAGTAGTAGAGGCGGGCCACCAGCACACGGTTGCGCAGGCGGATGCGGTCGGCACGGTTCTCCACACTCCGTTTGAGCGGAAGGCTGCTGCGCCGGCCTGTGTCGTTGTAAGACAGTTCGTTGCCGGGGAAAAGACTGAGCTGCGGATTCATAGGGACAAAAACTAAACCTCTGTTGCAAAGATAATTGTTTAATGCTTTACTTTGGTAAAAAAGATCATTTTCGTGAGTACACGAAAATGATACCTACGAAAAGAGGCAACCTTCATCGGATTGCCTCTTTTCGCTTCACATAAAAATCTCCTTAACCTGTACTGGTTGCTTGGTGTCCGCATCATAAAGCCGCACATGGAGACGATCGGCGAGAATGAAGATGAATGAACCGGCGTCAGCGTTGTTCATTGTTAGCTTGATGGCCGTCAGCCCCTCGGTGTTGGCGCGAAGGATGAGGAGCTTGGTTGGCTTGTTGTAGTAGGTCCAGTAATAGAGGACCTGGCCAATCAGACCGTCCTCTACCTGGACGATGAGGTTACGGGGTTCGCGGTAGATCATTCGTACTTCAATACTTTAATTCCACAACTGGTGGCGACGTCGTGCTCCAGCTTCGCGCCTTTGCTGAGTTCCCAGCCCCGCAGCATGTAGATCATGTCGCATTGCACCAGCAGGGCGATGTCTGCCCGCATGTGTGCACGCCAGTGGGCTTCGTCCGGCACTCCGTTGTCGAAGGGGTTCACCGGGGAAAATCCCATTTCTGCCAGTTCTCTCTCCGCCGCCTTGAATGCGGCTTTGCGCTCGGCCAGAACATGCCCGGCTATGGCGCCGCTGATATATACTTTCTTCATAACTATTCCCACTTAAACACCGCCATCATTGTATTATTCCGGAAGAGGTGGATGGCGGTCCCACTTTCATCGGTCACTTGTTTGGTCTCTATTTTCTCCGCCCGGATAAAGCCACGTTCGCGACTGCTCTGAATGTTGCCGTCGATGTAGGCCTTCAGATGCCGAAAGTTCTGAGGCGTTGGTTCCAGGTTCATGGGTCGAACGGTCGCTGTCAGGTTCCGTTCGAGAACGGCAAGCCACTGGGGCTTGTCGTTCGGTTGTAGGATGTGCCAGGTAAGTTGTGCCATGTCTTCACTTTTTCTTTTTCCATCCGTTCAGGCGATACACTTCGTCGCGTGCCTCTTCTTCGGTAAGCTTGGTAGCAACCTTGGTGCCGGTCCATCCGGTGGAATCCGGCACGTAGTGGTAAATGACGAAGCAGCGTCCGTGGAGGCGGTATCCGTAATGCGGCTGCGGTTTATTGTTGCCGTTCATCATTCTCTTTCTTGGGCTCTACGAAGAAGGTTTCTTCCTGTACTACCTGTACGCCTATCCGGGGCATCATTTCGGCCACGTCTTCCTTGTCGCGGTCGGCCAGGAGCGACTGCTTGTCCAGCTCTTCGGTGGTGCGGATGTACTGGGGCAGCAGCTCCTTGGCCAGGTTGGTGACGGCTGCCCAGGTGAAGCCCTTCAGGTTCTTCAGTTTGGGATTGCCGGTACGGAAGCCGAATACGCCGTGCGTGCTCTCGATGCTCTTGCGCTTGGCGAAAAGTTCGTCGCGGTGCTCGGTGGCGTAGGCCTGCATCAGGTCGAAGCTGCGCTCCTTCGCGTCGGCCAGGCCGGCCAGCTGGTCGGCATACTTCTCGCGGATGCGGGTCACTTCGAGGTCCATACGGGCCGTGAGTTGTTGGTACTGGGCATCTGCCTTTGCAAATTCGGCGAAAGCCTGTTCGGCGGCTTCGCGGGTTACTCCTTGGAGTACGGTTTTCTTGGTTCTTGCCATGATAATTGATATTTATTAATTGATAATTGAAAATGATTCACTTGCTGTTTTTCTTTCTTTGTCCAAACAGATGGTCGGGGATTGGTTTCTTTCTGCTTCCTTCCATGTTCAGCTGGCTCCGAAGCACATCGTAACGGTAGTTCTCGGCATGGTATTCGGCCAGCCGCTCGTCGAATTCGATAGCAGGGGCAGAGGTGTTCTCCAGTAGCCACCGGCGCAGGGTGTCCATCCGCTTCCGGCACTCCTCCATTTTCCGGCGTATCTTCCACTCCTCGTGGGTGCGGATACTGATCAGGTTGTCACTTCGATGCATTTTCCATATCCATTTTTCGTTTGTACAATTCTACCTGTTTGCGCAGATAGTACACATGCCGGTTTTTCTGCCATGCTTTCAGTTCTCCCCGGTCTGCGCATCCCCGAATTTTCTTTTTTGTATATCCAAGTAGCTTACATGCTTCGTATTGCTGCATATAATCTACCATATCTACCGTATCGGGTAGGAGGGGGAGGCGGGTACTTTCCGGCCTCCGTTTCAACCCTGTCCAATACTCCAGCTTCTCAATGCGTCGCAATAAATCGTTGAAGTCTTTACGGCTGATAGTGATGGTTTCACAGGTATCCGATTCCATTTCTTCCTTTTCTTTTCGTGGCATGCTGTACAGGTCGGGTACCAGCGTGACCGCATCCAAATGTCCGTGAACGAACTGTGCCGCATCACGGCAAGCCCAATACAGATTTATATCCCGTTCCTCATCGCTTTTGCCTGCCGCATAGTGGTTGAATACTTCGATATCGGTCCATCGGTTTTCTATCACCCGGCACTGCTCCAGGCTGACAGGGTCGCCCTTCTCGCGCAATGCGTTCAATACGTCCTCTATTATTTCTTTCTTGACCATAGTATAGCAGTATTTAGTATCCGATCATTTACCATTAATCATTGTTTGTTTTTTCTTTTCTCGCAATTGCCTCTAACTGCCGTTTCACGTCATGCAGTTCGTTCACTGTCATACGGCTGATGTCCTTGCGGAACTTGGTCTTGTTCCGAGCCCACTGGTTGATCTTCGCCTTGTTCATCTCTCGGTCTTCCAATGTGTCCGAGGAAAAGCCTTTATTGAGGAAGGAAATCTGCATGCTCAGGTGGTAGATGCTCCGCAGCAGTGCGCGGGCTTCCTGCTGCATCAGGGGCTTAACACGTTCCTCGTAGTCGGTATTGATGCGCTTCAGCAGGTCCGAGGCCTCGCGCATGGTCAGATCCCGGGTGCTGCGGGTGCGGCCGTCGGTCATGGTTTCGATGAAGTCGTGCCGCTGTTCGGCATCCCAGCCCGCACGGGTGAACCAGGCGTGCAGGGCTTTCAGTTGTTGGGGAGTGATGGTACGTTCCATAATTTTTTAATTAAAAATTCCTCATTCTTCATTCTTCATTTTCCCGTGGTACTCCTCCGCCTTCTCCGGCCAGATGTCGTAATAGCCTCGGGGACCGATGAAGCGACCCTTGGAGAAGGCGCGGTAGCCCTCGACGTAGATCTTCAGCGAGGCGTCGTAGGCCACCTTCTTGGCACTGCGCCCGTCGGGGTTCTTTCCGGCGGCATGGCTGATGAAGATGAGCAGCTTGTCGCGGTGGGCCTCTTTGAAGCGGAT